CACCAGAGCAGTTAGAAGGAATGTCTGCCCAACAGGTTGCTCAACAAGCAATGCAAGCTGGGTTACCTACACAACAAATCACAGATCAAACCGCAGCAGATCAGGCCGTCTTAAATTATTTGCGTGTGGCTGCTCCTACCGAATATGCAAAATTGCTTGTTAGAGAACCAAAAGCACCACCGACATCTATTCAAGAATACAACTTTGCCGTCAGTCAGGGTTACAAAGGCACATTCCAAGAGTTTGTAAACGAGCAAAAAAGGGCTGGCGCTCCATCTACAAATATCACCCTTCCTGGCGACAAAAAAATGGCTGAAGTTTTGGGTGCTAAAGGAGCAGAAAGGCTTGATAATTCGCTCAATCAAGCGCAAGAAGCTCAAAGCACATTGCAAAACATTGCAGAACTTCGTCCAATTTTGGATCAGGGCGTGTTTTCCGGGCCTCTCAGCGGAGCGCCTAGGGCAGTAGCTCAAATTGCAAGCCAACTTGGTATAACTGGCAAGGACACAAAAGAATTGCTAGAGCGTACTGCCGTTGCTATGCAGGGTCTAGCAAAGTTTGAACTGTCTGCCGCTGCCGCAATGCGCGGTCAGGGCGCAATTACAGAGAATGAGCGGATGTTGATTCAACGTGCCGCCGCTGGGCGCTTAGATCAGTTTACCGCACCTGAAGTCCAGGCTCTTTTAACCGCAATGGAAAAAACCGCAAACTTCAAAATTGCTTCTCACAATCGACAGTTAGATGTTTTGAAGAAGAGTTCCAGCCCAGAGGTAAGGGATTTGATTCCGTTTTACGAGCTTGCACCCTTAAATATTGTTCCTGCAAGCCGACAAAGTGGTTTGCCTGAAGGTGTCACCGTAAGGAAAAAATAATGTTTACTTACGAAATTACAATCCCTGGCAAGGGGACATACGAAGTTACCTCTAAAAATGAATTATCCGATACTCAGGCTTATGAGGCCGCATTAAGTCAAGTTCAGCAGGAGCCACAAAAGGGAACTGCCCGCAGAACCGCAGAAATCGTCACTAGAGGTGCTTTGCCTCCGGCGACAATGGCGGCCACCGGAGCGGCTTTAGGATCGGTTGTAGGACCACCAGGAGCGGCTATCGGAGCGTTGGCAGGAGGCGTGGCAATCCCCGTTTCTGACTTCTTGGTAAGTCTTTATAACCTTACCCAAAAAGAAGGCGTAAAACTGCCTTCCACAGCCATTTCAGAGATGTTAGATAGTCTCGGACTTGCCCGCCCAGAAAGCCGTGGCGAGCGGATGCTAGAAGCTGGCGCTGGAGCGGTTACCGGTGCAGGCGCTCAAGTCCCTGCTTTAGCAAGGTTAGCAACTACCGCTACGCAACCCGTGGTTCGCGGTGTGGCACAGCAAGCTGCTCAAGCACCAGCAGCCCAAATTGCTACCGCCGCACCAGCCGCCGCTATCGCACAATTGGTTGGCGAGGCAACGGGAAGTCCAATTGCAGGATTGGTTGCTGGAACAGCGGTTGGGGCCGCTCCCGGTGTTCGTCCTGGCCGTGTTGAACCCGGTGCTGGGAAAGCTCAATTAACATCACAAGCCGCATCAGCGTACCGATTGGCTGATCGAGCAGGCTTAGTAGTCAAAGACACTTATGTTCAAAACATGGCTTCCACCCTCCGTAAAGAAGCCGCTGATCTTGGTTTTGATCCTGGCTTGCATCCCAAGGTTGCTGCTGTAATTAACCGTCTGGAATCAGAAGGAACATCTCCAAAAACTCTAAAAGAGTTAGAAACTTTACGGAGAATTGTTCGCTCACCAGAAGGAGACTTTACAAACCCAGATCAGCAACGTATTGCTGGGGTAATGGTTGATAAGTTTGATGATCTTGTAGAAAACATTGGTAAACCAAACATTCTTTCCGGCGATGACAAGTTAGCCATCTCCGCACTTAAAGAAGCCCGCAAAGTTTATGGGCAAAACAAACGCCTAGGAATTATTGAGGATTTGGTAAACAAGGCAGACATCAGTTCCGGCCAATATAGTCAATCTGGTATGGATAACGCCCTGCGTGTTCAGTTTGCTGCGCTTGCTAAAAATAACAAGCGTATGGCCGCATTTACCCCAGAAGAGCGCGCTCAAATTGAAAACATTGCCAAAGGCGGTGGAACCGGAGAACAGATGCTGAGATTTGTCGGCAGGTTCTCAGTTCGCGGTCCAGTTACGGGTCTTGCAACGGGTGGTGCTGTAGCAATTGAGCCAGTAATTGGTGGCTCGCTTGCAATTGGCGCAGAAGCATCTCGTCGCGGTGCAGAAGCATTACGCCAACAAAATGTTCAGCGCTTAATGGAGCAGATTAGCCTTGGTAGAACGCCAGAAAGCCGCGCCTTTGAATTACTGCCCGCAACAACAATTCGTGGGTTGTTATCCTCTCAATATGGAATGGAGTAAGAAATGCCCAAAGTAAAAATCAGCGAATACTCGCAAACCGCAGCCAATAATACCGACATCAACAGCATTAACCTTGCAGAAGGTATGCTGCCGTCGGATGTGAATAATGCCATCCGAGAGTTGATGAAACAACTCAAAGACTTCCAAGTAGGTTCACAGGGCGATCCGGTAACCGTTGGTGGCAACCTCGTGGTGAGCGGTACGAGCAACCTGATCGGAACCACCGTAATTGACGGGCTGACGTTCCCAACCGCAGACGGTACTAACGGACAGTTCATTAAGACCAATGGCTCGGGAACCCTGAGTTTTGCGGCTGGTGGCGACGTTTCTGGCCCCGCATCCAGCACAGACGGAAACATTGCGGCGTTTACCGGAACCTCCGGCAAGATCATCAAGGACAGCGGTAAGGTTCTGCCCAGCGGAACCATCGTCGGCACTTCTGACACCCAGACGCTGACCGGCAAGACCCTGACCGATCCAGCAATCATCGGCACAATCCTTGAGGACGTCTTTACCATTACCGATGGCGCTGCCTTTGAGATTGATCCTGGCAATGGTTCTATCCAGTTGATCACTCTTGGCGCAAGCCGTACCCCCAAGGCTACGAACTTCGCTGCTGGCGAGGCAATCACGCTGATGGTCGATGACGGTACAGCATATACGCTGACCTGGACTGACAGCACTTTTGGTGGCTCTGGAGTGGTGTGGAAAACCGACAGCGGCTCTGCACCTACGCTGAATACTTCTGGCTATACTGTAATCGTGCTGTGGAAAGTATCTACACAGGTCTATGGCGCTCGTGTTGGCAACGCTTAAGGAATAACCATGCTTGCAAATAAAGCACTATCGGCTGCTCCATCAGCGGTTCCTGTTTATGTCGAAGACATTTTTTCGAGTTATTTATACACAGGAAACGGTTCTACACAGACGATCACCAATAACATTGATCTGTCTACTAAAGGTGGTTTAGTTTGGACTAAAGGCAGAAGCGGCACTTCAAGAAGCCATTTTCTTAACGACTCTGTTAGAGGGATCGCAAAAAGTTTAAGTTCAAACACTACTAGCGCAGAAGACACAAGAAATATCACGTCATTTAATTCTGACGGATATACCACAAACGCTGATTTTCAATACAACGCTAATGGCGAAACATTTGTTTCCTGGACATTTGCACAACAGGAAAAGTTCTTTGATGTGGTGACGTATACTGGTACTGGATCTACAAGAACTGTATCTCATAATCTTGGCAGCGTACCAGGCTGCATTATAGTTAAGCGCACAAGCACGGCAAAAGATTGGGCTGTGTATCATAGAAGTGTAGGAAATACCAAATATCTAACATTAAACTCCACTGCTGCCGCAGCAACTGTCAACACATATTGGAATGATACTGATCCAACTAGCACAGTATTTACTGTTGGAACTGATGGCGATGTAAACGCAAACGGAGAAACCTACGTCGCCTACCTCTTCGCCCACGATGCTGGCGGCTTTGGTGCGTCTGGCTCGGATAATGTGATTAGTTGTGGGTCTTACACAGGAACTGGAAGCGCACAAACTATTAGTTTGGGTTATGAACCACAATGGATATTAATAAAACAAACTTCAAACGCTACCGCTTGGAACATTTGGGACAATATGCGCGGAATGCTTGTTGGTGGTACAGATCCTTACTTACAACCAAACTCATCCGCTGCTGAAGATGGTGCTGGTGCATTTGATTTTTTAGCACCAACGGCAACCGGAATAACTATTGATCCAACAAGTTCTGGATATAACTTTGTTAATTTTAACGGTGGAACCTACATCTACATCGCCATTCGCCGTGGGCCGATGAAGACGCCTACGAGTGGGACAAGTGTGTTTTACCCAAAAGTTCATTCTGGAAGTTCGTCTTATTCTGTCGGATTTCCAACTGATGTTTGTTTTGCAGCAGATCAGTCAGGAAATGCCCTTAATACCGTTGTGGTATATCGACTGGCTGGTAATAACAAATATTTTGGTGGAACAGCATCGACTGCCGCAGAACAAACTGTAAGCGTTTGCCAATTTGATTTACAAAATAGTTTTCAACTTTCGTATAACAACAATAATCAAGCAAGGTGGCACTTCCGCCGCGCCCCTGGTTTCTTTGATGTGGTCTGCTATACAGGTAGCAACTCATCAAATTTAAGAGTTACACATAACCTTGGCGTTGCTCCTGAGTTAATAATTGTTAAATCAAGAGAAAGCATAACATCCTGGCCTGTGTATGTTTCGTCTGAAGGTAGAAGCAAGTATATGTATCTTAATAGCACACAAGCATCAACTGCTTACACCGATGCTTGGGGAACTTCAAACCCAACAACAACAGATTTTGGAATAAACGCGACAGATTTTGGTGCTGGTTTTCGATCTGGTGGACAAGTTGCCTACCTTTTCGCTTCCGTAACTGGTGTAAGCAAGGTAGGCAGCTACACCGGCACAGGCACAACCCAAACTATCAACTGCGGATTCACAGCGGGTAGTCGGTTTGTGTTAATCAAGCGCACTGATAGCACAGGTGACTGGTATGTATGGGATTCAGCCCGTGGCATAGTTAGCGGTAACGACCCATATCTTTTGCTAAATAGCACCGCCGCAGAGGTAACCAATACCGATTACATTGACACGGCCAACTCTGGTTTTGAGATCAGCAGTACAGCACCGGCGGCAATAAATGCTAACGGTGGGACATTCGTATTTTTGGCGATAGCCTGATTATCAAAGGCAAATAGGAGAATCAACTATGTATCGTATTAGAGCAACAGGTGAAGTAGTATCGCAAGGCGAGTTTCGCTCACGCAACAAAGGAACATCGTTTCCTAGCCAGTGGTCTGTAGAACTGGTAGAGGAACTCGGCCTAGATCCGGTATTCGAGACACCAGCACCTACGGTGACTCGCTATCAGACTGCTTACAAAGATGGAACCGAGCAAGACTCCAAAGGTAACTGGGTATGGAAGTGGTCAATCTCTGAGATGGACGATGAGGCCAAAGCCGCCAAAGATGCAGCACAGGCTACGGCAGTTCGCGCAGACCGTGATCGCCGTCTGGCTGACTCAGACTGGACTCAGGTGGCTGATGCTCCTGTTAACCAAGCAGCATGGGCAACCTACCGTCAGGGACTACGGGACGTTCCGGCACAGGCTGGCTTTCCGCATGAAATTACTTGGCCGGAGAAACCATGACCACAGAGGCCACAAAACACGCCGTAGACGCCGTTTCTGTCGTCACCGTAATCGGAACCCTCGCCGAGATACTTCCAGCCGTTGCAGCCCTGTTTACGATTATCTGGACTAGCTTTCGGATATACGAGACCAAAACGGTTCAAGGCTGGCTGAAAAAGAAATGACCACCATCGCTGCTCGCGCTTCTACGGGAGAAATTGCCGCAGATAGCATGGTGAGCGGCGATGACTCCTTTTATCTCGTGCAAAAACTGAGACTTGGCAAGGGTTCCATATACGGGGCTTGCGGAGATTGGGATAAATGCTTGAAAATGCTACAGGTTTTGGAGTCTGGGGGAGACCTCGACTCCGATACCGACGTGACCGTTCTTGAGCTTCGATCTGATGGCCTGTGGATTTACGAGGGGACCATCATACCGGCGCGTATTAAGAACGATTTTTGGGCCATAGGAACCGGAGCGAATTTCGCCATCGCAGGGATGCACTTAGGTCTATCTCCTGCCGAGGCTGTAAAGCTCGCTTGTCAGTACGACACCAGTTCCCATGAGCCTGTAGACGAAATGCGCTTGGGAGGGGTTCGTGGCAGGAAAAAAAATATCGGATGAAGCAATAATCGAGGCGTTAAAACGGCTTGGCAGTCCATTGCACGCCGCCAAAGAGTTGGGCATGGATGTCACCAACGTCTACAAAAGACGCAACTCCATTGAAAAGAACTTGGGCATCAGCCTTCCAAGTTTTAATGCAAAGCAGGAATCTGTCGTAAAGACCATCATTCCTGAAAACCGCAGGATCATTCAGCACGAGGTACAAGATGGAATGGTATTTGTTGCCTCTGATTGTCATTATTGGCCTGGGGAAGTCACTACAGCGCATCGGGCGTTTATCGCTCTGCTCAAGAAATACAAACCACAGACCATCATCCTTAACGGGGATGTGTTTGACGGCTCTCGAATATCGCGGCACGAGCCACTCATGGGGACCAACCCACCCACCCCCAAGCAAGAAATTGAAGCCTGCCAGGACCGATTAGATGAGATACGCAACGCTAGTAAAAATGCTCGTTGCTTCTGGACTTTTGGTAATCACGATGTCAGGCTGCACCGCTATATTGCTATCAACGCTCCTGAACTCTCAGATTTCAAAGGACTCTTTGACTACTTCCCCGGCTGGCATACAGGCTGGAGAGTAGACATCAATGAGGATGTGATCGTCAAGCATCGGTGGCATAATGGGGTACACGCAAACTATAACAACACGCTCAAGTCTGGACGCAGCATTGTTACAGGACACCTCCACCAACTCAAAGTAACCCCGTGGTCAGATTACAACGGGCGACGATACGGTGTGGATACGGGAACTCTTGCAGAGCCGTATGGTGAGCAATTTGTATATACAGAAAGTAACCCTGTGAACTGGTGTTCAGGGTTCGCTGTGCTGACGTTTAGAAAAGGAAAACTACTACCACCAGAGTTGTGCGAAGTCATTGACGGAGTGGCCTATTTCCGTGGGGAGGAAGTTTAGGGAGAATAAATTGTGAGCGACCCGATAGAATCAACACGGGCGGCATTAGGAGGTATAAAAGAGGCCATAAAAGTTGGCCGGGAGATCAAAGAAACCGCCAGGGAAGTCAATACCTTCCTTGACGAAGAAGCAAAAGCCAGGGTCGCATGGAAGCGCAAGCAGCAACAAATGATGCGGCGCGGCGACATGGTGTGGATGGAGGCGGTGGACGAGTACCGCATCATCCGTCAAATCCGAGAAGCAGAGCAGGAAATGTACCGGCAGGTTGAACGCGAGTTTGGCCGCTCTGCTGTATCCGAAGTCAAATCCCTCATCAATCAATTACGCAAAGACCACCGGGAGTTGAACGATGAGTTCTATCGCAACCGTATGCAGGCAAGACGAGAGTGGGGCGGCCTTCTGCTCGCTTCTGCAATCGTATATGGAATTCTTAAAGCAACTGGAGCTATGTAATGCTATCTTTGATCTCTACCCTTGGCGGCTTGCTAATCTCTGGCTTACCGAAAGTCTTAGACTTTTTTCAAAACAAGTCTGACCAAGCGCACGAATTATCCCTAGCAAGACTGCAAAACGAAATGCAGTTGCAAATGGCGGCTCAAGGTTTTGCTGCCCAGGCCAAGATCGAAGAGATCCGGACCGATCAGATTGCCATGCAGTCCGAAGCCCAGATGCAAAACGCCGCGCTCGACCATGACAAAAAGATCATGGACAAGGCAAGCAAGTGGGCGGTCAATTATGTGGCTACCGTCCGTCCTACCGTGACCTACATCTTTGTGTTGGAACTGGTCCTTATCAACATGGGCCTAGTCTACTTCCTGCTGTTTAAGCAAGGACTTGGAACCCTGACCGTAGACCAGTTTATCGCCGCTACCGACCTGATCTTCTCCGAGGACGAAATGGCAATGCTTGGCGGTATCATTGGGTTTTGGTTTGGATCGCGGGGTTGGTCTAAGAAGTGAAAACCTCTGAGAAAGGCATCCACCTGATGCACCAGTTCGAGGGGTATCGGGACAAACCGTACCTCTGCCCCGCCCATCTCTGGACGGTGGGCTACGGCGAGGTGCTTTACCAAGATCAAATCAAGCTGCCGATGGTCCGTAAGGATGGTTATACTGGCTTGATTCGCAAGGAATATCCGTTACGAGATGCAGACAACCGTACATTGTCCAAGTCGGAGATTGAAGAACGCTTCAAGAATGTCCTCGTTAGTTTTGAGCGTGGTGTTCTTCGACTTGCTCCCAATCTTGTTGGGAATCAAAGCCTTTTTGACGCTTGCGTCTGTCTTAGCTACAACATCGGTGTCGGAGGGTTTCAACGCTCTACACTACGCCAGCGCATCCTACGAGATGAACCCCTGGATAGCATTGCTGAAGGTTTTTTAGTCTACACAAAGGGCGGCGGCAAGGAGTTACCGGGACTGGTCCGGCGGCGCAAGGCTGAGGTCGCGCTCTTCCTTGGCTAACTCCAAGATCCTGTCTTTAAGCTCGTAGGTCAGTTCCGGCCCGTTCTTGAGCTCAAACTCCTCCAGCCATTTCCTTCTCTGGGTCTTGGTTTTCATCTTCAGCACATGACGGGCAAGCCCCTCTATCTTTGCCTCGTGCTGGGACATCATTACTTGTAAGATTTCTTCTTTGGTTGCTCGAAACTCACCCGTGTCGGGCGTATTCTCCGTGAAGAAGCTCTCTTGCTGCTCGGACCGCTCCTGCCGCAGCTTTCTTAGAAGTAAACCTGCCGAGATAAGTTCTTTTGCCATTCGCGCAAACGTGTGCCTCGTAAACCCCTTTTTTCCGCTCGTATACGCCTTTTATGTTGGTCTTGGTACTCTGATACCTTTTCGCGTTCCAAAGGTTCTGAGAGCAAATTACGGCCCTTAGATTGGAAATGCGATTATCGGTCTTCTTGCCGTTTTTGTGGTCAATCATCTCAGGGAAAACCCCATGATGGTAGAGCCATACAAGTCGGTGGGCCATATAATACTTTTTATAAATCGCTATGCGGATGTATCCCTTTCCCCCTACAGACCCGGCTGGCTTGCCTGCGTACCGCTTATTCCACATCTTATAAGCATTGACCCGCTTAAAGTCCTCGGGCGGCCTGTCGCGCCAAAACAACACCCCGCGCTTGTAAATAAACAGCCGCCTTACAAAGTCCTTATCCACGCTTGTCGTAGTTTTGTATGATCCTCAACATATCTGGCGGTCTCCAGCCCTGCGGTTTTTGGATCTTGCCATTCTCGTCGCGGATTACCGTTCCGAGTTCTGGGTCCACCTTTCGCAAGTTTGTGATCGTGACCGCATCCCATCCCTGATCGACAGGCAAATCCATCGTCCGAGACAGCCCAACCAAGACCCAGATGGTGTCACAGATGGCATCAAGAGCATCCGCTTTTGCAAGCTGCTCGTCCTGTAAGTTCTCGGAGGCGTGGTAGTCAGCCATCGCCTGCTCCAACTCCCCCATCTCCTCCCGCACCAAGTCTAGGTAGAGCGAGACCTTTTTAGGGTCCGGCCCGTGTCCCGCCGCCTTCATAAAGGCATCTACATCGTAAAAGATACTCATTTCTTTTTCCTCGGCTCTAATTCAAGAATTGATTCATACACGCGCTCAAGATCGTGTTGCCAATCTTGCAAAAGATCGAGTTGCACTACCCTGTCAAGTTCAAAAAACTTGGCGTCCAACAAAACTCGACCGCCCTCTTCTTCGTATGACAAATAAGCACAGTTCATAGTCACCTCAAAACGGAAGATCGTCAGGAATGTCGTCAAACGTCGGTTCTGGCTTGGGCTTTTTCTCTCGCGGCTCCTGCACCTTCAGGCTTAGAAACTTACCGCTTTTGCCTTCCCGTACCCAGGCGGCAAGCTCGTATTCCTTCCCATCCACATTGATCTTGCCCTTGTAAGCCGGAGCCTTTTCGTTGGGCGATTCGTTCTTAAATAAAACGCCTGAGTTTGTGTAATCAGCCATGTTTCTTCTCCTTCACGCGGTAAGCCGCAAAATGTTTTCCGTCCTTGTGGACCGTTTTTGTCGCCACAATGTAGCCCATATTCTTTAAGTCCTTGATCCTCGCGGCCAGCCGCAAGCACCTACACCCCAAGTAAGCATCGAGCGGTGTAATCCACTTTCGCTTACCCTCCTTTAGCACCCATTCCGTCTGCGTCATTGTTGCCCTCCTTTTTTGTAAAACTGATTGTGAATACATTATCGGTTTCATTAAAATATATTTGCTCGTTTTGCAAGCAATGTGCAATCGACGCAATCGTTGAATATCGTGTCTTTATTGGGTTCGACTCAAGTTGCACTATTGTTGCCCGATGTATGCCACATTTTTTAGCAAACTCTTCCTGAGATAGGTTTGCCCAGGCTCTATAAAGCGGGACAATTTTTGCTACCGTTTGCTTGATATTGTTCATTGTTTGGCCGCCATATAAAGACCCACGTTGCCTAGGCTATAACCCAAAAAAGCAATGCCCAAGCCCCAATTGTGAACCCTAAACAAATCCACCGCGACAATAAGATAAACAATTCCGATCCCCGCTATTAGCCACGACGCCATTCAAGCCACCCCGATAAAAACATTACGGCCATGATAAACAGCCAAAACTTTAACGGCCCCAGAGATTCCCAATCCACCACAAATACAGTCCAGTTCATTGCATCTCCTTTTCTACGTTATCCAAGAACGCCTGAACCTTTTCTAGCATTTCGTCTAACTCGGATTGCTTGGGTTCAAACCGCACAATAAAAAGTTGTTTGGAGTCCCGAACCCTGTTGTCAAAACTTACAAAGTCCACCCACTTCCTGCCCGTACAGAGCAGTTGGCACATCATCTGTCGCTTGTATTGTGTTGGAACTTTGTTGTCACTTCTGTAGCGCAGGTGGGTAGAGGTTCTTGGGCACTTGATTTCGATAAGCCCGTCATCTCCGACCAGTCCGTCAGGAGAACTGCCAAAGTACGGGATTTCGGGGTGGAGCCAGAAGCCTGTTTGGGTGACAAAAGTCCCGGTGTGGGCTTCGTATGCGGCGCGGGCGATGGGTTCCATTTCGGTTCCGCGTTGCATATCTGCGTTGACGTAGGTTTCTTCAACGGCCTGCGTTTCTCGTTCTGCTACGAGTTGCCACAGATAGTTTTGATAAGCCGCCGTTGTTTCAGCGGCGCAAATGTCATTCGCTCGTGATCCGGTTACACAGCCCAATCGGGCTTTCAGCCACTCGGGTGTGCCTTGGACGATCTCTTTCGAGTTCACTTGTTAATCTCCTCTTCGCGTTTTGTAATTCACTTTCGAGCCTGTCCACCGACATCCGCAGTCTTTGAGCCACGGTATGTTGTAGGTGGTACGGATACATTATAAAACGTGCTTTTAAGATTTTGCGGTATTTTTCTGGAAGTTTTCTGACCGCTTGTTCAATTATTTCCCCGTCAATCATGTCCGGTTCAAGTCGGGGTTCTTCGCCCTCAAAGACATCTTCGGATTCGTAGTTACCCTCGGCAGAAGCGGCGGTGGTCCGAACCTCGGGGCCAACATGACCCCAGGCGCAGTACCAGGCCCAATTTTTTAGTCTTTCTTCCGAAACCATAAGTCGTGCAGCTCTGGCCGATTCTCCCGAATCCAAGGTTTCGCGGATTCTATAAGATTCTTGGCGTCAAAGCCACAGGTTTGGCTGCCCACATGGTGAACATAGGCGCGGGAGATAAAGTGCCGTTTACCAGCTTTCTGGAGGTCCAGGCAGTTCACATCGTCCGAATACCAGTTCAGGGGAGGGAAGTCGATCCAGTCACTTTTCTGGATGTAGGCACAGATCGGCGCAATGACGTCGGTCTCAATAATAGAGTTCTCGGTCTCGTAGCGAAACCAACTCATCGGCCCTTTGCCAATCCGAATGTTCTGGTATCCTCTTGCGTAGTCGCTTCGGCACGCGACCCAGCCGAGGGGGATATTTTCACTTTTGAGTCTAGAAACGTCCTCGGATAGTGACTGCCAAGTCGTCGGGGTAAAGACAATATCGTCGTTACAGACCACCACCTCGTCAAACTCCTGAAATGCTTGTTGCACTACAGCATTGTAGGCATCCCCAAAGTTTGTAGAAGTATTATCAGAAGTGATAGTACGGTGGCGGGGAAAGATTATCTTGGAGCCCGACAGGAATACGGTCACATCCTGGGGCACATAAGCGGTCACAGAGGCCGCAAGGGTCACGAGACACTTCCCGCTGACGGTGGCGATTACGATGGCTTGCACAGTTCTAAAACCTCCTCTAAAAGCTCTTGCTCGGTAAACCCGTAGTGTCGAACAAATCCCTTTGTCCCAAGGCCGTGGACGCCAGTTTTTCCGCGATGGTGTTCAGGACATAGCCCGATTGTTTGAAAGTGAGAGCTTCTGCCCCATCCCTGACCGGCACGAATATGGTGGATTTCGCATGGGGTTCCTTCGTAGCCCATCCTTCGACACACCATACAGCCGAGTTCGGCCACGCGATTGAGATGCTTTTTTTCATCTTTGGTCATTGCACCACATCTGGTAATTGATTCGCAGGTTCCTGCAATCCTCTTGCGATAGGCTGTAAGGCGGGTTCAGGTTTTTCGTATACATTACCGACACCAATTTCTTGCGGAATTGTTCTGGGTCAAAATCTAATAACTCTAAATAGCCGTCGCTGTGGTTGAACAAAAAATCCAGCGCATCCCTTGGTAATTGGTTCAGCATCTTCTTACCAGGTGTTTGGCAGGAATCTCGTACCGCAAGACTGACGACCGCTGACAACAATCTTTTACACGCTTCGTACTGCCCCATAGTTTTTTGTCTCCTCAGAAAAAACTACATCATGCTCGGCTGACCACTTTATAACCTTTTCCAGATACTCTGTAAACTCGTTTACCCTAAGTTCTGCCGTACTTCCCTCTAGCATCTTCATGCTCCCATCTGGAAGTTCCACCATCCGCTCTGGCAGAAACAACGCTCTCAGGTACTCGTGCCACATACTCGGCTCGTATGCCTTGCCGGGTACGACTTGCTCTGAGATGTCGGAGAGTATGGCCCAGTAGTAACGATTCTGGTCCAAGGATCGCTTGGGTTTTCTGATCTCCAACACCATGCCATCAGCAGCAGATTCCACAAGCTGCTTGGCAATATCTCTATTTTGAGATGTCAGAATCATTTTGGATATTTAGCAATGCTTGTTTGGTAAAACGTATAGTGACTTCGCTGTCATTGATTGTGAGTTCTACTCCACGGTCACGAAATACATTAAAAATATCATCCAATGTATTTGATCGCGGTGATTGTGGACTAATCTTTTCTAGTCGATGTATGGTTGGACGAGCGCAATTAGATGCTTTCGATAGTTCTCCTTGGTTAATTGCAAAAGCATTGCGTAAGGCACGAACAATTACCGCAACTTTTACTTTGTAATCTATTCGTTCGTTCATCATGCAGCCTTCATCGCTTGGCGCATAACGGCAACCTTAAACGCAGGGAAGGAGCCAAACTGAGATGGGTCTAAACCAAGTTCTTTTCCTTTGGCTTCGATTCCGCTTGCGGTTTCGTGCCAAGGTTTCTCGTTTACGACATCGGGCAAGACGATGGTGAGCTCATCTTCCCAACGCTCGCCGCGCAACCAAGTAGCGGGATATGGAATAAACGCACCAGAGTTCCGCATCCATTGTTCTGTCTTGCAATGGGCCAGGACTGCTTGTATCACTTCGGATACAACTGGGCGAACATCTTTAGTTTGTAACCATGCTTTGCGGGCATCTGCCTTGGCTACTTTTCTCGGGTAGTGCTTCCAGAACTCTTCAAACTCTTCCATCTCTTCCTCCTCAAAAAGATATTAACTAAGTAATACTAAGATATATCTGCACTTTTGGTGGACGGACTTAGCCTTAGCCTATCCGTCCTTTACCTGCACTTTCGGAGCCACAGGACTCGTCAGCCTCTTCGCGTTCCGGTGCTGACTTCGCCGCCGGTTTGGGATATTCCAACGCTGCCCACAGTATCCCTATCGCCTACCTGCCCTGCCGTCTTTCGCCGACGACAGATAAGCGGTCAGAAATGAAAAAACCCCTTAGTGAGACTTGGGCTTGACAGGCCAGCATCGGAAACAGGAACGATGGCAACAAGCCTCACTAAGAGGTTCTTATCCTGTTTCATAATGCCGGTTCGTCACTTCCGACACCGCTAGGATACCATGAGTCCAGGGAAGTTCAAACTTTTTTGTAACTTAATTCAAAAATAATTTTGTTACTAATTTAGTTCGACCACCTTGACCGTCCAGCCGTCCTTGAGCTTGCCCCAGCCGTGGACCTGGACCTTCCAGCCTGACCGGACCATTTCTGGGTAATACTCGTTCTCGACTATCTTTTTCTGTCGCGCCGCAACATTACTGCGGCTGGTGGTCTGGACTGCCAGGGTCTCCCCGTTTCCTATGGCGAGAAGGTCGATACACCCGAACAGGTCCTGCCGGATACGGGCAAAGTGGTTCCAATGCTCCACGATCCAGACGGAATAACCCTGCTCGCGTAGTAGTTTTAGGGATCGCTGGGTAGGACTCATGTCGCGTTTATACGACAGTTACAAAGTGTTTGCAATCTTACACAGTTGGCGTAAGATTCTTACACGGCACTAACGCCGCAGCTCTGAGGAGGGCAAATATGAATTACGCAGAACGTGCATGGTTACTACCACCATCAATGTCTCTTAAAAAAGAGA